GTAACAAGCTTGTGGTTTGCGACAGTGCAGAGCCGAAGAGCATTGCAGAGCTTTGTGAAAACGGCATAAGAGCTATTGGCGCCAAGAAAGGACCGGACAGTGTTGATTATGGTATTCATATGCTTCAGAGCATGGAAGAAATTATTATTGACCCGGTAAGATGCCCTGAAACGAAAAAAGAATTTTATGAGTATGAACTTAAAAGTGACGGAAATGACGGCTATATACCAAAGTTTCCTGATGAGAATAATCACAGCATCGATGCTACAAGGTACAGTCTTGTGTTTGCAAGACCACCGAGAAAGCAGAAAGAAGAAAAACATTATAACTTTGAATTTGAAAAGCCTAAAGTAAACCCATTAAGGGGCAGAAAGACGGTGATTTAATTGAGCAGAAAATATGACGAACTGGAGAAGAAAACGGACATATGGCGGAAATATGAAAGAGGCGTGGACTATCTTCACAAGATAAACCTTACGGACAGAACAGACAGAGCCCACAGATTTTACAGCGGTGATCAGTGGCATGGTCTTAAAAGCGGAGGCGAAGAACTTCCAAGCCTTAACTTCATCAAAAGCGTTGTTAAGTACAAGGTTGCAATGGTTGCACATAACGGCATGACAGCTGTCTACAGTCCTCTTGACAATACAGTTAAAGGTGCAAATGAAGCCTGTAGTCTTTTGGGCAAGTATTTTGCACGTGTCTGGGAAAAGAGCAAAATGGACAGCATGAGCTGGAAAGTGATAAAAGATGCGGCTATACAGGGTGATGCATATTTATACTTTGGCGAAGGCGCAGACGTGAGTCAGAGTCAGCTGATAGATAACGTGAATATATTTTTGGCCGATGAACAGAGCAGTGACATTCAGAGTCAGAAATACATCATCATTCGTGAAAGAAGATTTGTTGAGGATATAAAGGCAGAGGCAAAAGAAAACGGATGTTCTGAAGACGAGATCGATCTTATCATTTCCGATGAGGAAAGACAGGACCAGCTTGGCGACAGAATGGAAGTTGACTATTCCGAGAAAGACGGAAAGTGCATCAGCCTTTTGTACATGACAAAGAAAAACGGAATAGTACATATTTCAAGAAGCACGCAGAATGTAATTTATCAGCCTGAAGAGGCGCTTAAGTGTACAAGAAACGGCGAAGAAACTGATATTGCATTGAAGAGTTATCCTATTGTCAACTTCATCTGGGATGATAAAAAAGGCAGCGGAAGAGGCAATGGCGAGGTTGAGTTTTTGATTCCCAACCAGATAGAGATTAATAAAACAATTGCAAGACGTGCCATTGCAGTAAAAAACACAGCATATCCTTCAAAGGCATATCTGGAAGCATATGTGAATAATCCGGAAGAGCTTGATGTGGTAGGCGGAAATATTGCGCTTACAGGCGGTGATGCACAGTCTGTAAACAACATCATCAGTTATGTGCACCCGGCGCAGATAAGCCCTGATGCCAAAAACTTAAGTGATGAACTTCTGACATTAAGCAGAGAACTTGCCGGTGCAGGAGACAGCGCAACAGGAACTGTGGACCCTACACAGGCCAGCGGCACAGCCATTATGGCTGTAAGAGACCAGGCAGCACTACCGCTTAATGAACAGGTTGCAAGATACAGTCAGTTTGTGGAAGACTTGGCATATTTGTGGTTTGACCTTTGGGTTTGCTATGAACAGAACGGCATAGAGTTTGAGGAAGAAAGCAAAGATCCTTTGAATCCTGCAAAGGTGGTTCGGAAGATCGATGCAGCTACTCTTCAGAGTCTTAAGGTTGATGTGAAAATTGATGTAAGCAAGGCAAATCCATTCAGCATTTATGCTGAGGAACAGAGCCTTACAAATTATTGGCAGGCACAGGCAATAACTTTTGAAGAAATGGTGGCAGCACTTCCAGAAGGCGGAGCTGCACCAAAGCATAAGCTTCAGGAGATTATTGATAAGAGAGCCGAACAGCAGAAGATGATGCAGCAGATTCAGATGCAAATGCAGCAGCTGCAGGGTGAAAATCAGCAGTACCAGGCACAGATAGAGCAGCTTACAGGTCTTCTTCAGGATGCAACGGCAAGACTTCAGAAAGGCGTAGGAGAACAGCAAAGAAGTGCTGACGCCATAGGCGGTTTTGCGAAGCAAAATTCTGACAGAGAAAGAAATTATAAGCTGGATGAAGAAAACGGAGAATTGAGTGCTGAAAACGAAACACTTAGAAATCAGCTTGGCCAGACAAGCCAGTATCTTATGGATGCAACGCAGAAGTTACAAAACAGATAACAGCACTTCCTTTCGCTGAAGCTGAAGCACTCGCTTGTGCCTCGCATCGTGCTACGGAAGTGTAAGGAATAGGAGGAAGACATAATGTTGGAAATTGGATTTGGAATAGGATTAATTATTCTTGTTGGTCTTTGTTTTATTGAGGTTTACAGACTTGGCTTTGCCGATGGCCAGAGAGCATCTGAAGGCAAGGAAATTGATGAAAACAAGAATAAGCCAATATTCAGCAGACCGAAAACAAGAGCAGAAAAAATAAGAGATAAAAAAACAGATGCACTTCTTGAGAATATCAATAACTACAATGGAAGCGGTTTGGGACAGAAGGACATAAAATAGTTTAAATGCGTTCTGAAGAACGCTGACACCCACTAAGCGCCAAAGGCATAAAGTGTGCAGAAAAGACCATTCAGCACACTCCGTGGGTGATAGGAAGTCAGGAGGTAAAGGACATGTTTAACAACGAATTATTAGGCGCAGAAGGTCAGGAGTTCGCCGAACCTGAAACAGTTGAAAGCGGAGAAAACCAGGAGGTCGCTGAACCTGGCATGAATGAAGAAGTTAGAACTGAAAATGCAGGAGAAAACAATTCTGATGCAGCACCGCAAAGATATGCGGACACCGAAGGTGGCTTTCCATCGGAAAGCGCTGACAGGGCCTTTGCAAGAATGAGAAGAGAGCTTGAAGAAAAAACTCGCAATGAAGAGGTTTTAAGAGCTCAGAATAATCGTCTTTCAAGTGCAATGCAGCATTTTGGTTTTAACGGAAACACACCTGATGAAATAGCCGATGCTATTGAGGCACATACAAGCGGAAGAACTGTTGAAGAGATCCGCAGTGCCAGAGAGACAAAGGCAAGAGAGGATGCAGATATTCAGAAGCTTAGAAACGAGAATGCTGCATACAGACAGAGGGAAGCTCAGAGAGTTTTTGAAGAAGATCTTAAAACTGTTCAGAAGCTTGACCCCAATGTGAAGAACCTTAATGAGCTGGGGCGTGATTTTTTTGCACTCAGAGCCCAGGGCGTTAGTACAGAAGTGGCCTATAACGCAATTAAGGGTGTAAGAGATGCACAGAAGGTAGCACCGCCGCCGGCAATAGGAAAGGTGAACACAAAGACCAAAGTTGAAAGGGACTTCTATACATCAGATGAAGTGGACAAGCTTACAGCTGAGGAATTGGATGACCCTAAGGTAATGGCAAAAGTAATGAAAAGTATGACGAAATGGAAATGATGATTTAATTGTGTTCTGAAGAACACATGCGCTTGCTATCGTGCAGGGCACTGAAGCACTCGGCTTGCAAAAGGATTTGCTCGCTCGTGTAACGCAAGCGTAAGGGAGAAAGGAGTGACTTAAATGAGTTATGCAAATTTTAAACCAACAGTATGGAGTAAACATATTCAGCATGAATTAAAGAAATTCACAGTTTTTAAAGAAGACTGTGATTACAAGTTTGAAGGAGAAGTAGGCAAGGGCAAGACAGTTAAGATTATCGGTGTTGGCAGACCTAAAATTGGCGACTACAAAGGCACTGATATTGGTGCGCCTGAAAATGTACCGGACAGCAGTGTAACACTCACAATTGACCAGGCTAAGTATTTTAACTTCCAGGTTGATGACGTAGATGAAGCACAGGCTAAAGAAGGTCTTATGCCTGCACTTATGGAAGAAAGCACAAGAGGCCTTGCGGAAGAAGAAGATAAATACATTGGTATTCAGCTTGCAAAAAATGCAGGCGGCAAGAGTGCATCATTAACAATTACTACAGAAGCAGCAGCAGTAGCTGCAGTTGATGCTGCATTTGAATACCTTTGGGCAAATGGTGTGTCAAACAAAGACAAGGTTACAATTTATGTAACACCTTGGTTCTACATCCTTTTCAAAAACAGACTTGTTGCTCTTAAAACAGACAACGATGACCTTATTGCAAAAGGCGTTGTAGGTATGTACAACAGCGCAAAGGTTAAGATGAGCTCATTCATCCATAATGACGGTACAGATGACTGCATGATTATTAAGACAAGCAAGGCTTATGCATTCTGCAACGGTATCAACAAAACAGAAGCATACAGACCTCAGGGCCTTTTCAGTGATGCAATTAAGGGTCTTGATACATTCGGCGGCAAAATGGTAAGACCTAAAGAATGCTATGTTATTAAGGCACATAAGGCTTGATAATGTGATTTAACACCTGCTATCGAGCGTAGCTCCGAAGTGCTCGGCTTGCAAAGCACGCTCGCACTACGCAGGAGAAAGATATAAGGAGGTAAAAATATATGGCACAGGTAGCAATTACAAATACAAAACTTAAATTCAATGAAGCAGGTGTACTTCCTGCAGCAGTTGCAATGTCAAGTGCGACAGATGGCTGTGCAGTTGACTACACAGGCAAAGAAGACGGCAAAATTCTTTTAATTCTTGAATCAACAGCTGAAACTACAGCAAAGGCAAAGATTTTGGCGGGTAATGGCCTTCAGGGTACAGAGGACCTTGAGATTACACTTGCTTCAGGTGATAAGAAATGTATTGTTGTAGAAAGCGGTAAGTTTGTAAATGTTTATGGCGACAACAAAGGCAAGCTTATTGTTAACGGCGGTACAGCAATTAAGGTTGCAGCAGTAGAACTTCCATAAAAAGTTAAAAAATAACAAGAACACAAATTTAAATATCCGCGAATGAGAGCAGTGTATAAAAGCACTGCTCTTTTATATAGCACCGCCTCTCGCTGAAGCTAAAGCACTCGCTCATACCTCGCTTTGTGCTACGGCGGTGTAAGGTGGAAAGGAGGGACTTAAATGACGTGGGAGGAAATATTTAAGAAAGTGATAGTTGCCCTGGATGAGGCTGAAAGTGGTACGCTTCAGACAAACATGGCTGACTATAAAAACAAGATATATGAATGTGCTGACAGTTGCCAGAGAGAGCTTGCGACATTTGTTAGCCATATTGTAAAGAGAAAGATGATTGAATGTGCAAACGGAGAGATAGTGCTTCCGGATGACTGCTATGAAGTGCTTTATCTTATGGATGAAGATGATAGAAAG